TGCCATAATCGTAATCCTCCATAAATTTCATGTAAAATTGGCAGAGCCGAAGCCCTGCCGTATATCGTGTTTCTTACTCTGCCGGGTCAATGCTGACCAGTGCATTACCGCCACTCACAGTGGGCAGCTTTCCATCCCACTTCTGAACCTTCTGGTAATCGATCAGCGTATCGGACAGGCTTTCTGCCAGTTTGCGGTTTGCCTCTGCCTGTGCTTCTGCGGCAATAGAAGTCTTCTGGGCTTCCGCCTCTGCATTAGTGATCGCCACCTGCTTATCCGCTTCTGCCTTGGCAATAGCAGCTTCATTCTCGATCTTCTGCTTATCTGCGTTCTGCTGTGCAATGGACTTCTGCTGGATGGCTTCGTTGTAGGCATCCTCGAAATTCATGTCGTTGATGACGACCTTGTTCACAAACACAACGTCCTCGCCATACTTCTGCACAAGAGATTCTGCCAGCTTCTGCTGTGCCAGAGGCTCGATCTTGGTGCGGTTCGTCACCTCATTGGGGGCAAGTTCAGCCATCGCAGACTTGATTGCCGATGCCACCAGCTCGTCACCGACCAGATTCTTGATGTCTGACACATTCGCATACAGCCATGCACTCTTCTCAGGAAGCACCTGATAGGTCACGATGACATCAGCGGCATACACAGGAGTCTTGTCGGAGGCTTCGCCCCAGACCTGTGCTTCGATGTGCTTATCCTGCTGCTTGTTGTTGACCTTGTGGATGCTCTGCACAAAGGGAATGCAGAAGTTGAGCTTGCCGCTCTGGATGGTGGTCTCCTGGATCTGACCGAAGCTGGTCTTCACTCCAGTGTAGCCGGTGG